GGTGGTTCCTACCCCCAACCCAAACACCCCACCCACCATGCCCATCCAACGCCCATGTCTCGACTGTCATCGACTCACACCAAACCAAAGAAGATGCGACCCCTGCCAGGCCACCTGGCACCAGCAACACCCCAAAGGCAAACGAACCAAATACTCAGGCAACTACCAACAACGCGCCAAATGGGTCAGAGACAACGCCACCATCTGCTGGATATGCAACCAACCAGCCAGACCCGACGACCCTTGGACTGCCGACCACATCTACCCAGAAGACGACTCGATACTTCTCGCAGCTCACCGCTCATGCAATTCGTCGCGTGGCAAACCGAAGCCGAAGCCATGAACCCCCCGCCGTCATCTCGGGGGGTGGCTTTGTCTTGGGCAGCCCTAGCCCGAGAAGACCCCAAGCCGTGCGCAAGATGCGCACCCGCGAAACTAGGGTGTTTCCTATGATCGCCGCAGACCTCACTTCACTCGCATTCGCCATCGACCAGTTGCAGTTGCTCCCAGGCAATCCGCGACGTGGAGACATCGAGGCCGTGAAGCGCAGCCTTGACGCATTTGGCCAACGCAAACCGATCGTGGTGCGCCGGTCTGACAACGTGGTCATCGCAGGTAACCACACTTTGCAAGCTGCTCAGGCTTTGGGCTGGGATGAGATTGCGGTGGTTTGGGTTGACGATGATGATGTCACCTCGAAGGCGTTTGCGTTGGCCGACAATCGCACAGCCGAGTTGGGTGACTATGACGAGGAAGCGTTGGCTGATCTGATCAACAACGTTGGCTCGCTGAACCCTGGTCTGCTGGAGTCGTCCGGTTGGGATGATAAGTCTGTGCAGGAGTTGTTGGATCGTGTTGAGCAGGTTGAGTTGCCAAACGATGTTGATGATGTGCCACAGGATGTTCCTGCTGTTTCAAAGATAGGTGATGTGTGGTTGCTAGGCAAACATCGAGTGATGTGCGGTGACAGTCTTGTCGTCGCCAATCTTGATCTGCTTATGAAAGGGAATAAGGCTGGTTGCGTTCTGACTGATCCACCATACGGAATAGACCTGAATACTGATTACTCACAAAGCGAATTAAACAAAGGGAAAAAATATAAGAAGGTTTTGAATGATGACAAACCGTTTGATGCGTCTCTGATCTACAACTACTTCAACGCAGTAGATGAACAGTATTGGTGGGGAGCAGATTATTACAGGAGAACAATTGTCGATTCAGAATTGTCAGGCTCTTGGCTTGTATGGGATAAGAGAGTTGATGAACATTTGGATTCGGTAATCGGTTCAGCGTTTGAACTGTGCTGGTCACGCACAAGGCATCAACGAAAGATACTTCGCTTCCAATGGACTAACTACACATCGCACGAAAATGCTGGACATAAAAGAGCGCACCCAACTGAGAAACCAGTTGCAATGCTGGTTCAGATAATTGATGACTATGCTCCAAAGAATTGTGTTGTCGTTGACCTATTCGGTGGATCAGGTAGCACTCTGATTGCAGCTGAGGAAACAAAGCGTGTTGCCTATCTGATGGAACTTGATCCGCAGTATGTCGATGTGATTTGTGCGCGATACCAGAAGCAGACCGGTATCCTGCCGGTGCTTGAGTCGTCTGGGAAGGTTCACGACTTCCTCAATGTCTAAGCCTGTCGGTCGTCCTCCGAAGCCTGTTGAGCAGAAGCGGCGGGCTGGGAATCCTGGGAAGCGTCCGTTGCCTGATGTGATGATTTCGATTCCCACTTCTTCAACTGCGCCTGAGCCGCATCGGCCTTTGGGTTCTGCTGGTCGCCAGTTTTGGGAGCGTGTGTGGAATGTTGGGTTTACTTGGATCAGCCCGCAGATGGATGTTGAGTTGTTGCAGATTGTGTCGGAGCAGATTGATGAGCGAGCTGCTCTGCGTGTGAAGGTTTTGCGTGAGGGTGATTGGCGTGATCGGTCTGCTCTTCGTGCGTTGGATTCGCAGGTGTTAGATTGTTTATCCCTGCTCGGATTTACTCCTGTTGATCGAGCGCGGCTTGGCTTCGTGGAGGTGAAGATCCAAAATGAACTTGAACAATTCCGTGAACGTAAAGCAGCCAGACGCACCGACGTGGTCAACGTCGAGGAGGTACGAGACTTCTGACGGTGATTTGGTTGCCGACTTTGCGGCAACTTTCATGCGTGTCAGTAAGGGTGTGGCGGCTGGTGAGCCGTTGGAGTTGACTGCCTGGCAACGGGATTTGATGGAGGCTTTGTATGAGCGTCGGCCTGATGGATTGCTTCGATACCGGCGCAGCTTGATTGGTTTGGCGAGGAAGAACGGTAAGTCGCTTCTTGGTTCCTTGGTTGCTTTGTACGGTTTGATTGAGGGTGAGTCTGGGGCTGAGGTGTATTCGGCGGCTGGTGACCGTCAGCAGGCACGGGTCGTGTTCAACGAGGCGAAGTGGCAGGTCAATCAGTCTGCTGCGCTTTCGGGTATTTGCAAGGTGTATCGGGATGTGATTGAGGTACCTTCGACCGGTGCGATCTATCGGGTGCTTTCTAGTGATGCAAAGCTTCAACAAGGCCTGAACCCATCGTGCGTCGTATTTGACGAGCTGCACGTCCAGAGGGACTCAGAATTGTGGGATGCGTTGACCTTGGGTTCTGGCGCACGTCGTGACCCGCAGATCGTTGCCATTACCACCGCAGGCTACGACTTTGACACCATCTGTGGCCGCCTCTACAACTACGGGAAGCGCGTCATCTCAGGCGATCAGGACGATGAGCGGTTTGGGTTCTTCTGGTGGGAAGCACCGGAGGGCTGCAACATCTCTGATCGTGAGGCTTGGGCGGCTGCGAACCCGAACCTGGCTGAAGGCTTGCTGGACTTGGAGGACATGGAGGTGAGTATGAATCAGACGGCTGAGATTCCTTATCGCCGCTATCGTCTGAACCAATGGGTCAGGCAGGAGGATTCGCCCTGGTTGCCGATGGGCGGGTGGGAGCAGTGTCAGTCTGAGTTGGGGTTGGATGCAGAGTTGCCTGCGTTTGTGGGGATTGACATGGCGTTGAAGCATGACTCGATTGCTGTGGTTGTGGCTCAGCCGCGTGATGGTCGGATTGTGGTGCGGGCAAAGATTTGGCATCCTGATGCGCATGCGATGGATGTCGCAGCTGTTGAGGCGTATCTGCGTGAGTTGCATCTGAACTTCAATGTGCGCGAGTTCGCCTATGACCCTGCGTTCTTCCAACGCACCGCTGAAGTTCTAGCCGATGATGGTTTGCCAATGGTCGAGTTCCCGCAGTCGGCTCAACGTATGGTGCCGGCGATTGGCACGTTGTATGAGGCCATTGTTGGTCAGGTCTTGGCTCATGATGGTGACCCGATGTTCACTGATCAGGTGTTGTCGGCTGTGCCACGTCAAACTGATGCAGGTCTGAGACTGTCTAAAGGTAAGTCGAAGCGCAAGATTGACGCTGCGATTGCGTGTGCGATTGCTGTTGATCGTGCAACTCGTCGTGAAGAGGTCGCACCCGTGCCTGGTTTCTTTGTAGTCTAGGAGCATCATGATTCTGTTGATGGAACTTTTCGCCGCATCACTCATCGCAGTTGGGATATTCTTGTTGTCAATCCCTATCGGCCTGATCTTTGTCGGGTCTGTATTTCTATTGTTTGCCTTCGCTATTGAGCGCGGGAAGAAAGAGGCGAGGAAGTAATGCTGTCACGACTCTTGAACAATGGAGGTGAGCAACGCGCAGTTTCATTCCAATCGCTGTTCGCATTAGGCGACGGCTTCTCGATGACAACCAATTCTGGAACTGTTATCACCCAGCAAGATTCGTTGAAGATCGAGGCTGTGTATTCGTGTGTGCGAATCATTGCTGATTCCATTTCCACTCTGCCTGTTGACACATACATTCGTGTCGGTGCTGAGCGTCAAGCGTTCCGCCCACGACCGATGTGGTTGGATCAGCCTGAATCTGGTATCACTCGCACGGAACACTTCCAGCAGGTGTTGGTGTCGTTGTTGTTGAACGGTAACTCGTTCACCCGTATTGTGCGTGACGATCAGGGTGTGGCCGCGCTTGTGGTGTTGAATCCTGAGAAGGTTGAATGCACCCGCAACCGTGAGACACGTCGTCCAGAGTTTGTGTTTGACAACCGTGATGTGATCCCACTTGAGGACATGATTCACATCACTGAGTTGCGTTTGCCTGGTGACATGCGTGGCCGTTCCCGCATCGACTTGGTGAAAGAGAATCTAGGTTTGGCGAAAGCGTTGGAAGAGTTCGCTGCACGTTTCTTCGGTCAAGGCTCAAGTGCTTCCGGCATCATAGAGTTCCCAGGCAACCTAACTCGTGAGCAGGCTAAAGATTTGGTGAATGGCTTTGAGGAAGGTCATCGAGGGTTGCGTCGTTCACATCGTCCAGGCATTCTGTTCGGTGGCGCAAAGTTCACCAAGACCACAGTGGACAATGATTCCGCACAGTTCCTTGAGTCACGCCGTTTCGCCATTGAAGAGATTGCTCGTATCTTCCGTGTACCACCAGCAATGCTTGGACACAACTCCGCTGGAGCGATGTCGTATGCGTCGGTGGAAATGAACGGCATCAACTTCGTCACCCACACTCTCAGGCCGTACATCTCCAAGATCGAAGACGGCTACCAGAAGTTGCTCAACGGTCGAGCATTCTTGAAGTTCAACGTGGACGGTCTATTGCGTGGCGATCAGGCTTCCCGCTATGCGTCATTCTCTACAGGTCTCCAGTCAGGCTTCTTGTCAATCAACGACATCCATCGCATCGAGGACATGTCACCTGTGATTGGTGGAGATTCGTATCGTGTGCCACTAGCGAACGTGGACATTGGTGCTGCGAACTTGGCTGAACTAGACAAGAAGTCTGTGATTGCTCAGCGTCTTATCCTCGCAGGATTTGATCCTGCTGAAGTGATGAGTGCTTTGGAATTACCATCTATCGCGCACACTGGTGTCCCATCAACCCAGTTGCAGCCGTTGGCCACGATCAACCCTGCCGATCCTGCCGCAGCTTACGAGGTGAAGTCACAGAACATGGACATCAACATGCCTGAAGTGGTGCTGAACTACACGCCACCGGCTGTGAATGTTCCTGCACCGATCATCAATGTTCCTGAGACTGTCGTTCGTGTCAACATCCCAGAATCACGGCCTACTGTGCGCACCGTTGAACGTGACGCTGAAGGACGCATTCTGACAATCACCGAAAGGGTTGAAGACTAATGGCACACGGAATCGGTGCATATCTTGGCAACGCTTGGCTGAATGCTTTGGGCAACAACACATCGTTCGCTGTTGCACAGGTGTATGTGAAACTTCATGTCGGTGATCCTGGTGCTAATGGGACTGCGAACCCTGCAACCGAGA